TGCTCTCGGTGGGTGGCGAGGGCGGACTCCAGGGCCTCGACGTATGCGCGCACCTCATCGTCTTGCGGACAGCCAAGGAAGTCCATCGCGAACTCGAAGCAATCCGGCCGCTTCAACTCCACCGCTGGCGCTGCTGCCGACAGCCCGCTCTGGTCTGGGCGCGTGCCTGCGGCACCGGGCTCTTCAGGCTTCGCCCTCGGTCCTTCGGACCCTCGCCCTTCGGGTTCGATCCCTCGCGCGGCTTTCCCCGCAGCGCAGACTGCGCGGTGCAGCACGGGCTGTGTGCGCAAGCATTCAACGACTTCCCCGGGATAGTTGTCGTCAGCGCATTGGCACCAGTCGCCGCATGGCACGGTCCTTGTTTCCACCTTAAGCAGGCCGCACTGTTCCGCGATTTCCTGCACCTCAAAACCGTCGAGGCCGCTGTGGTCCGGAAAATCTCCTGTGACCGCCGCAGCAAACCGCTGCAACTTCAGTAGGTCGTCTGGTGCAGAAACCACGGCACGCTCGCCATTCTCCTGTTCCACAAGGAAGGCACGCGCGCGATCAGTAATGGCGGATTCACCGTCTTCGAATGGGCCGCCATGGCCGTCCACCGCAAAATGGTTCAACAGATCGACGATCAGCATTCGCGCCGTGTCGTCGCTGCGAATAGCATGGTTACACATTGAGCAGTCCAGCGGGCACTGGGGTTTGATGCAGCGGGCAGCGCTCATGCTTGATCCTTCAAAGGTTGCGGAGCAGTGATCCACGCTTCGCGTTCGTCTTTGCGTCCTTCGGCGTAGGCGTCGTTCAGTGCCTGCTCAATACCGCCAGTCATCGCCATCGGATCGAGGCCGGTATTGAGGCAGTCCGTGCATCCGTGCTCGCCGTAACCGTTGGTGCGGCAGTGGCACCACAAGCGCTGCGCGTAACCTGCGTTAGGGATCGCAGCGGAAACCGAAGGTTGGAGCGTAGAGCCCGACGGCGAAGCCGGAACGCCCAAAGGATCGGACGACAGCCCTGCCACGCTGGGCGGTGGCTTGCAGTGCGCGTGATAGAGGCGAGCCCCGTTGTGGTCAACCTCGCCCTGGGCCGTTCCTTCGATGGGCTTGCGGCAGACGCAGCAAGTCAGCCCTGCCATGCTGGCGGTGGCGGATGTCTCGGCTTCGGTCTTGTCCTTCTTGCGCAGCGTCCCCGGAACGTAGTCGCCGAGCCGATCAGTGCGGCCTGAGCCGTGGCACTTGCTGCAGGCGAGCCATACGCGCGAGCCGAGGACAAAACCTTCGTCGCATTTCGGGCAAACCAACTCCTCGGGGATCGCCTCCTGCGCCTGCTCGGGCTGGGCGGATGCCGGCTCATAGGTCGCAGCGAAGATGTCTGGCTTGCAGGGGTAGTGCTCGCCCTTCACGCCGGTGATGATCCAGTCGCCAGGAGTGACGACGTGCCCGCCCTCAAGGGTAGGCACCCAACCGAACGCTGATGGGTCAATCGCGTGATTGTCGATGGGATGGCCCGCAGGCAAACACACTACGGCCTGATGGTCACCATGCTTGTGCCATTGCGTTGCCTCGATCACAACCGGCTTCTTGCGGAACAGACGGTTCGTCATGCTGATTGCTCCTTGATGGCCGTAGTCAATTCGTACCCTTGATCGTGTAGCCGGAGAGCCCTTGCAGCGGCGTCGGTTGCGAGCCTTGTGGGGAGATGGGAAGGTCGGCCTCAAGCCCGTCAAGACTTACCGTTGGATGTTCGTAGTTGAACCCTGGTTGCACGCCGAGAAACTGGAACGGCACTCCGCAATCGGCGCAGTGGATGCGCACCTCTGCGACGAAACGGCCGATGTCCTCAATTCGAGCGACCGCCACCTTGGCATCGAAGTTCATGTGCTTGCAGGCCATCACACCCCTCCCTCATCGGCGGATGCCTTGGTGGTGACATCATCAATGACCTTCTCGCCGCAGAACGGGCAGAAGGATGCCGAGACAATGGGCGGCTCGCGCTTGGACTTGTCGGTCTTCTCCGTCACCAGCAACAGGCGGCCGGTAACGTCCATCGTCTTCGGGTCGATGCGCACGCCAACAGCGAGCCGGCCGCCAAACTTGACGAGTTGGGAATTCACGTATTCGGTGCAGTCACACATTGCTGTCCCCCTCGCCGGGTGAGTGGTGGAGAGGGCGCGTTCGATCGCGCGGGCAAACCAGTGATTCCAACTGTCGTAAGACGTGATTTGTTGGCCTCCAGGGCTGCGGTTACGCATTTTGAAAAGACGAGTTGCTTCGTCGATGCAGTCCTCAATCTGCTCATCCGTCAGTCCCCGCGCCACTGGCTGTGCTGCCACAGCGACAGGAGCGGCGTAGAGCGGACCCGCCGGAAGGCTGGCGCCGCGTGTGAACTCGGCCAGCTTGATGTTGTACTTCGCGCTGTAGATGGCCCCATCTCGGACTTCCGCCACCGCCTCTTCTGCCCCCTGCTGCGCCACGGGAGGGCGGGCTGAGAGGGTTGCAACGGCGTCCTCCTCGCGAATCGACGGCTTCAGGCCGAGCGAGCGCCATGCAGCGTTCAAGTCCGCTAGCAAGGCACTCGACGCGCGCTTAAGTTGGAACCCATCGGCAGGGTTCTCGCACGGCTGGTGGGCGAAGCGACGCGCATGCGCCAGCGCCGCAATCACCTCACGCGTGGCCGCCACCGGCTCGGCCTGCGCGGCGGCATCATTGACCATCGGGCCGTTCCATCCCGGCTCACGTCGCGCAGCCGGTGTAGGGGGCGCCACGGGAGGGCGGGCGAAGAGCATGGCGCGGTATACGGCGCGAGGGCCTGCCCAATCGTGACCATCGCCAGCATCAGAGCCGGCGGCTTCCATTGCCATCGTCGGCTCCAGCGGCACCAGCACGAACCCATCGGCCGCCACCGGCTCGGCCTGCGGCTGGGCGGCGAGGGAGGCGAGCGTTTCGGACACAAGCGTCTCGAACTTCTGCCGGTGGTCGTCCGCACGCCTGTTTGCCGAGTAGCTTTCGCTGTCGGCGTCGGCCCAATAGTCTTGCCCGAGCGCAAATGCCCGGCGCAGTGCTTTCTCCAGCAGCGCCTCGGCCGTCTTGTTGGGGGTGTCGGTCATGATGTGGCTCCGGTGGCAAAGTCGGCGAGCTTTCGCGCCATCTCTTCGTGCGTAAGGCCAAATACCTTCTCGAAGGCGTGCATGACTTGAGAAGCCTGTGATTGGCTGATCGTCGGCACTGCGACGCTCGTGCCACCGATGTCCTGCCAGTCGGTGCAGTGCGCGCGAACAAAGTCGCAGGCGTAGGTATAGGGGTAGCGGGTGTCGCTCACTTGGGTTCTCCGGTTGAGAGGGCGGCACGTCCACGCTCAATGTCAGACTGCTCGAGTTCTTGAGCATCGTCGGTTTCGACGATAGCCTTCAACGCTGCCTCCAACCGCTCTGCTTTCTCGGCGAGGGCGGATAGCTGGTCGATGGTGGCATTGAGCTTATGGCTCGCGGCCACAGACTCGCCAATCAGGCTGTGATCGTTGGCCGCATAGACCGCTGATGCCGCATATTCAACTGCCAGCCTCTTCGCCTCTTCCGCCAGCTTCTTGGGGTCGGTCATGGTGTTTGCTTCTCAGAACGGCACGCCGTCGAATTGCCAATCGGGGCACTGGCCCTCGACCTGTTGAAACTCGACGGGCACGTCCGCGTTGTGCTTGTTGCAACGGTCGAGCGCGAAGTGCTGGCAGCTGGCGCAGTTGGTCTTGACGGCTTCCGCGCGTGCCAGCGCTTCGCGTAGCGTCTTGCGCGTGGATTCCAGGTCCGCAGCCGTCAGGCCCGCGTCGAGCGGCTTCCACAGCGCCTGGTAGGTCGCCATCGACTTGGCGATCAGTTCGGGCGTGACCTTCTTCATGCGGCGATCCTCGCGTCAGGAAACTGCTGGCGCAGTTGCTGGATGTCCTTGTCGGCGGCGTGCGGCAGAAAGGCCTTGTCGCCACACGCGCGGATCTCTGCACTGGCAAGCCCAGCCGGCGGCTGTCCGTTGACGAACCGGCGCCCGTCCGCGAGCTCGTACACCACGCCGTCGTCGGCCATGTCGACCGGCTTGGCGAATCGCTCGAGCAAGATCGGGATGAAGCGGTGCGATTCACAGCCGGCGCGCTGGGCGTCGACAGGGATCGGAGCCTGGTGCTTTTCGCAGCGCCAGGTGCCGTCTTCCATCACGGGCGTTGCATGCGCGCACGTGCGGCAGTTCGTCTGCGGTGCCGCTGTGCCATGGCACAGCGCGTGAAAGCGGCAGAACTTGCACTCGAACCAGGCCGGGTCCTCGCTGATCCGCATGGGCGGCTCGGCCATGCGGATGATGCGGGACGCGCGCTCTTCGTAGCGCTCGAACACCTTGCGATCGAACGCGAAGCGCTCGACGTGGATGCGGTCGTCATCCTTGCACACGAAGATGAAAGCGGCGCGCTCCAGCTGCATGTGGCCCATGTACCCGTGTGCCTGGGCCCAGTAGCGCGGGTACAGCGCCTCCATGCCCTTCTTCAGCAGCTCGTCGAACTTCTTGGCCTTGATGGTCTTCACGTCCACCAGGTGCGGCGTCTTGGGCGCCTCGGGCATGCCGCGCACCACCGCATCGAGGTGCCCACGGAAGTGGCCGCCGCAGGACTGCACGGCGAACTGACCGCCGGTCGCTGGGTCGCGGTCCCATACCTCCATGCCGGCGTCGCGCAGGTCCTGCAGCACGCGGGCTTCCTCACGATGGCCGGTGTCGAACAGGCGCGCCATGCGCCCGTCGAAGGCTTCGTTCTCGGCCCAGCGGAAGCGCAGCCACAGGGCGCGATCGCATGGCTCGCCGATCTCCGACCAGCCGAGGTAGGGCCTCGGCGCCGGCACGGCCGATCTACGCGCGTGAAGCGCATAGATCGCCTCGGCGGTCTGGTGCAGCGGTGCTGGCAGAGCCGCCATGGTTCACGCCGCCTTGCGCTGCCACGGGGGCGTGGAAGGGGCCGCAGCACGCGCGGGCGCAGCGGCCGGTGTGGGCGCCGGAGCGCTGCCGCTAGGCTCGTAGCCGGTGACGTCGTTGGACGGGTCGTAGCCTTCCTGCTTGCGCACCTTGACACCGATGCGCAGCATCTTCTGGAACAGCTGGTCGCTGTCGGTCAGGTGGGGAATGCCAACCGCGCGACACAGTGCCGACAGTTGGGACTGGCCGATGCGTTCGGCTTCGGAGCTCTCGTGCTTGATGTTGATGTTCTGCCAGACCTTGCGCTTGGCGTACTGGCCGTCGATGACGGTGTACTCCACGTTCAAGCCGACGCCTTTGCCGCTCTTGAGATCCTTCACATCGGCGTTGGTGATTTCCACCAGGTACACGCCCGCCGGCAACGGGCCGAAGCTGCGGTTTTCCTGGGGCGCCACGGCTTGGGCATCGAAGCCGCCGGGGAGGATGTTGTCGAGTCGTGCCATCGTTCTTTCCTTTCGATCGGGCCGTCAGGCCGCCTGCAGTTCGGCCGGGGATACGCGCCCGGCAATCGCGTCGCTCACGGCCTGCCAGGAGAGCGGCAGGCTGTCAGGGAAGGCGTAGCGGTTCTTTGCCATGTAGGCCGGCTTCTCCGTCGTGTGCAGCAGACGCTCGCCGGTCGTGATGCCGCGGGCGACTTCCTTGTTGAAGCCGACCTCGGACTTCTTGACCACCGTCCGGTAGTTGGCGAACAGCACCGCGTCGGCCCACTCGCGCACCAGGGCGTTCGAGCGCTCCTGCAGCTTGGGCGTGTAGCGGTCGTACGGCTCGGTCTCGGGCGAGTCGAAGCGCTTGATCTGGCTGTGGCCGATCAGGATCACGGCCATGCCGCGGTCGTTGCGCAGGGCGTTGAAGCCGGCGAGCAGTTCCTGCCAGATCTCGGCCTGTTTCAGCGCGCCCTTGCCGTACGCCAATTCCTTGGCTTCGTGCTTGGACTCGATCTCGCGGGCGACGATCTGCTCCAGCCAGTCGGCCGAGTCGAGCACCGCGGTGCCGAAGTCGTGCGGCTCGGTGTAGAGCGTGGCCAGCGCCTGGCGCATGTCGTCGATCGACTCGATCATCGGGAAGCGGGCCACGTCGAGCGAGCCCTGGCCGTCCTCGGTCTGCAGGAAGATCGGGTTTGGCGCGCCGGCGGCGAATGTGGACTTGCCGATGCCTTCCACGCCGTAGATGAAGATGCGCGGGGGCTTGATGTCCTGGCCGCGCTTGATGCTGGTGAGGTCGAAGGCCATGGTCAGGCTCCCAGTTGGGGCTGGTCCGGCTCGGCCTTCGGCACGGTCGGGCTGGATTGCGTGTAGCGGTTCGGGTCCTCGATCACCACGTAGACGCGGCCGCCCTGGGTGTCGGCGAGCTCGTGCGACGCCTGCGTGTTCGGCATCGTCAGCACAGCCTTCACGCCGTCCTTGAAGGTGACGGACTCGACCGCTGCGACGAAGCGCGTGCGGTCGTCGGTCGCGATGATCTCGACCGCCTGACGGATCGCCACAGAGACCGAATCGCGCACCTCGTCGATCACTTCCTTCTGCTTGTCCTCGGGAAGGCGCAGCCAGGGCTTGTCAAGCGAGCGCAGTTGCCGCATTGCGGCCGCCATCACTTCGCCCAGCATGAACTCGCGCGCCAAGTCGCGTGGGGTCTTTTCGGTTGCCATGTCCATGGTCAGACCCCCACCTTCACCGACGGCTTGGCCGGCGTCACCGTCACCGCGCGGGCCAACTGCGCCCACAGGTCCGGCCGCTCGCGGCGCAGGTACTTGCAGCCGGTCTCGTCGAGCGCGGTGACCGTCTTGAGCGGCACGAGGTTGGCGTCCCAGTTGCGCGTGATCTCGCGCACGGCGCCGAGGTCGTCGGCCTTGTAGGCCAGCTTCCCGGTGGTGGTCACCTTGAAGCCGCCCACGCTGGTGGTCTCGCTGCCTTCCTCGCGGGTCGGCACCATGGCAAGAATTCGTTCCTCGATTTCGACGCGGCGCTTCTTGGCCGCGTCCTCCATGCGCTTGGCCTCGACCAGGTCGTTGACCAGCAATTCGAGGACTTCTTCGGCCCGCGGGAACGGGCGGATGTCAGTGGGGTTCGCACTCATGCTTTCGTGTCTCCGTGCGTCGTGAGGGCCGGCGACGCAGTCCGGCGTAGGTTCAGAAGAGGCGCCGCAGCCACTCGCTGATGCGCTGGCGCCAGGTCGGTTTCCGCGGGTAGAAAGGCCCGTGGATGGCGCGCCTAATCGGGTAGGTTCGGCCTGGCATCTCCGACAACTGCACGTGTGCTTCGCGGTCGTTGCGCGGCTCGGGCAGCGGCATGCGATCGCTGATGGCGAAGTCAAGCTCCGCTTCGGTGAGTCGTGTCATGTCGGCATCGCTCCAAAGATCAGGCCGATGAATCCGAGTACCGCGCAGATCAGCGCAAAGCGGCCGTCGGTCAGCCAATCGGCGAGGTGGTCGTTCATCACCGGGTCTCCATGTCGCCCGCGTGAAAGCGCGCGTACTCCATCGCGAGCTGCGCACCGAGCGCCGCGGCCTTCATGCGAAGTGCGATGTCTTCGGAACGCATGGCAGCGCCGAGCAGCGAGACGAACTCCTGCATGTAGGCGTCGCCGCGGCCGTGTGGCGTTGCCAGTTGGTCGTAGACGATCGCGAAGAGCGGGGTTCGCTTCTCGCCGAACCCCGGCGTGCACAGCGACGCCATCACGCGGCCCTTCTCGAGGGACTGCAGGAACTCGCAGGCCAGCGCGCTGACTGCGGTGCTGTGGGTCACCGTGCGAGCGGCTTGCTGGTCGAAGTACACGCCCTCACTGCCGATGCGCAGGTTGTCGAGTTGTGCGGCCACGGTCTGCTCCTTGATGTGAGGGTTAGGCGGCGGCCTTGGCGATGGCCGCGCGAGCGCGCTTCAGGCGTGCCGTATGGCCGCATTCACCGCTCTCGTTCATGCGACCCAGCACGTCCTCTAGTTCGATCAGTGATGCGAGCAGGTCCGGCGCAGCAGCGATCAGGCGGGCAGTGGCTTCCGCATCTCCGTGCGTCTCGGCAGTGGAGAAGACCCGCCAGAACGAACCGTCAGCAGCGGCTGGCCCGACTTGGCAGAGAGTCGTCGCGTCCTCGGCGCAGAGCTGCGTCAATCCGGAACGGGCGAACCATTCGCCACCTGTGTGCTTCGCTTCCATCACTTGCTCCCGTGTGCAGCGCCTGGCTGCTGTATTGCGGTGAGAGCAGTATTAGCCAAGGGCTTCTATGTGTCAACAGCCGAGGGCTAATATTTTTCGCCGAGTCGCGAAAAAAAGCCCGCTCGTGGCGGGCTGGTGATCAGCGGGCTGTTGCGTCAGGTGGACGTCGCCGCTGGCGACAGTCCTCCCACTCGAAGCGGTCCTTGATGGCGGCCGCCTCGGTGGTCTGCCACTGCATGTTCGAAGGGGCGTCGGCGCCGCCGGCACACAGCGGCACGACGTGGTCGATCACGTAGCCTGGGCAGGCGCCCGAGGTGCGGCCGGTGGCCGGGCAGGGATGCTGATGCTGGAAGTGATGGCGCGCTGCGTTGGAGCGCGCGCGGGCGCCGATGGCGCCGGGCGCTGACAGGGTGATCAGCGCAGCGACAAGAGCACGCCGAGCGATGTCCACAGGCCGCAGACGTAGGCGACGGTGGCGCAGACCGCTTCGGCGGTCGTGACCGTGGGCGATGCCCAGGCGATGGCCAGCAGGACGCCGCAGAGCACCGCCAGCACCACGGCGACGATGGAGGTGCTCCCGAACTTGGCCGCGGGTGCCGTGGCATAGGCGGCGTTCGTGGCAGCCCAGCCGAACGCACTCATGGCCACGACCGGGCCGACGAAGCGAGCCCACCAGCCGTGTGTCGTGCCGAACATGAGCAGCGCCTGGCCGCTGAAGAATAGGCCCACCAGGGCGGCGGCGGCCAAGCCGGCGGCAACCGAAGCGACCGGAATGAGCGGCCAGCGCCACCAGCCGTCGAGCATGGAAGTCCTGGTGTCGTTACGCATGGCCCCCTCGGATCCGTTGGCTGAGCTGGTCGTCGAGTGCGGCAATCATGCCTCGGCTGAAGGTCGGGCTATCGTACGCCTCGCCCGCGGTGTTCACGATGTAGCCCTTGCGCTTGAGCATGCCAGCGTAGGCCAGGCCAATGAGTTCACCGCGCTTGGCCTGCGCGAGAAGAGTCTTCAGACACTCGACAGTATCGTGCGAGACGGTGTCCGGCACGAGGATGTAGGGCTGCCGGCTCATCGATCACGCTCTCGCTTGTGCGGTGCGTGGTCTTTGCGGGCTTCCGCATTGGGTTTTTTCTCGCGCTCCTCATAGGGGCGCTTGCTCTCGGTGACAACCCTGTCCGGCACGGGCCGGCGTCCCCCTGGCGTGCCGAAGTGCTGTTCCACTTTCTCGTCAGGAACTGGACGTTTGCCGAAGGCGAGCATCATCGCGCGCATCGCATCACGTTGCTGGCCTGGCAGGTTGTCGAACTCCGCAGCGAACTCCAGCGCCTCGGGCGACAGGGCCACGTCCCACACCAGCGCATCGATCGACTGGCCATAAAGCTTCGCCAGTTTGGCGAGCACGAAGATGCCTGGCTCGAGTTGGCCGCCTTCAATCCGCGCCAGATCGTCGATGCTCAACCCGGCCTCCCTGGCTGCGTCGGCCACTCCGATGTGCTTCAGTTCGCGGGCAGCCTTGACACGCAGCCCGACCTGGCTGACATCCGTCGGCGCCTGCTGCGTGTCAGTGCCGAGTGAGTGCAGCTGGTCCATCCAGCCCTCCTCGAGCCCCAGCTTCGCCTCGAACTCCCGCGCGAGCTTGTCGCCCATGCCGCGCTCGCGCCCGGTGGTGCTGTGGGCGACCTGGTTGCGCAATTGGCTGACCTGCGAGTGCGACTTCCCCACCGCGTCGGCCAGCTTCTGGATGGTCCCGAACCGCTGGATCAACAGCTGCAGATTGAAGTGACGGATTGCACGCACGGTAGCC